CAGGTAAGAGATTAAAAGCTATGTACGGGACAGAGTTAAAAGATGTTCTTAAACATAACGACTTAAAGTATTTTAAAATAGGTGCAGAGATAGAAATACCTAAATATCAATCAGAAGGTGCATGGAATGATTTTGAAAAATCTAGTGTTGGTAAATTTGTAGATGCAAAAGGGTTAAGACAAGACGGTGAACATTTTATGAACACTGTAGGAAATTATTTTGGTTATGAGGCGGATGAAGGAAAAGATCTAGCATTAGATGCTACAGCTATTATTAATCCAGCTGCTGATTTTATACATGCTGGCACTAAATTTGATGAAGGAGAATATACTGATGCAGCCTTATATGGTATATTTGGAATATTACCTTTTAGTGCTGGACCATTAGTAAGTGGTACTAAAAAGGTAGCGAGTAAAGTTAAAAATTTCTTTAATGATGGTGCAAGTAAACTAGCAGGTGAAACATCAACACATGTATACAATCCAGCGTCTAGTCAATGGATAGAAAAAAAGGCAAATAAAATAAAATCAAAACTATTAGTTAACGATATAAATGAGATAGCAACAAGAGATTATTTTCAGAATAAAGTGATAAAATTAGAACAAGGTAAAATAAAAATTGCTAATGATATTAAGAAGTTTAAATCTGATAATCCTGGAGTAGAAATACCAAAAGATTTATTACAAATAGATAAAGTTGTTAATAATCAAATTATTCATTATAGTAAAAACCTTGAGAAGGTTATAAATGAAGGATCTGGTAATATGATGAATGAGAAACTATTAAAACAACTAAATCTTGCAGAAAAACTAGATATGGAAAGAGTAATTGGAGATTATAAATGGGATAATAGAAATACATTCCAAAAATACTTCAATACACCTACACCACCAAAATAAACAACAAAACGTTAGGAAGTTATATACATTTCTATATAACTTTGCAACCAAAAAGAATATAACATGAAAGATCCAATTGAAGGTTTTAATAATATGTCAGAATCTGAAAAAGAAGAAGCTGAAAGAATATTATTAGACACAGCATTTAGAAATTCATACCAAATAATAACAGGAAAATCTTCATTTGAGAATATTATAGAAGAGACAGGTTCATTCTTAATAGCTCATAATCCAGAATCTGACTTAGATAAGGATGATCTAATAAATATGATGTCTTATTTTACTGAAACTGAGGAATATGAGAAGTGTGGAAAGATAAGAGATAAAATAAAAGAAATCAAAGAAATAGAAGTCTATCATAAACCTGTTGAAGGTATTGATAGAATTTTTAATAAATTTGTAAGAAGAACTAAAAAAGATAAATAAATTAGTTTAAACTTTAATTATTTAAACTTTTTTTGTATCTTTGTAGTATATTAATCATTTAAACTAATTAAAATGGCAACAAAAACCAAAGAGAATACAACTCTAAATGTAAATGAAAATGCGTCAAAAGAAGAAATGGATGCTAAAAGAGCAGAAGTAACTGCTTGGTATTCAGAAAGTATTGTACATCTCAAAATTCAGTTAGAGTATGAAACAATTTTGAAGGATATTGAAACTGCAAGAGCAGAAAGAATTCAATCTCAAATGTTTATTTCTCAAGCAATGACAGCTGGACCTGAAGAACTTGATACTGTACCTGCTACTGTTACACAAAAAAATGCATCAACAGGATCAGCTAAAAGTGATTGGGATGTAAGTAGTAATAATGCTCCTCCAAGAAAACTTAAAAAAGAAACCAATGTATAGTCTTGAAAAGATAAGACGGGCTATGGATCATAAAAATTATAAATTCTTTGAGACTGGTTTCTATAATGTAAATATTATAGGAGTAAGGAATTCAGAAACAGCTGACAAAGTAACAAATAAATTTGATGACAAGCTAACATTATCTTATATGGATGAAGATAATGTTTGGCATTATCATGAGTTTGATTGTACTACTGATCCAGGAACACATTATATGGATGATCCAATACTTGAAGATGATGGTACTGCTATTCTAAAACCAGGACAATATAGAAAATCTCATAAGATCAGAAAACATGGTGGAAAGTATGAAGCTCTTGGGCAACAAAAGCCAGTAACTGTTTATAGAGATAACAATAGAGATAACATTTATGATAAGAATACTGAAAATACTGATACAGGATTATTTGGTATAAATATACATAGAGCAACATCTAAAGCTGGAAAGAAATCAACACAAGTTGATAGATGGTCAGCCGGGTGTCAAGTTATAGCTTCTAATGATGATTTTGAATTGTTTATGAAAATTTGTAGAAAAGCTAGAGATAAATGGGATAACAATTTCACATATACATTATTAGAGTCTGATGATATTCCTACGTCATGGCTATCGTAAATAAAGTTGAAAAAAGAATCAAGATTAAAAAAGATGGTGCTATTAAGTATCAAATTATTACTTTTTGTTTCTTAAATGATATTCAAATTAGTTCTTCTGATCTGCTATGTTTAACTGAACTTGCTAAACATGGTAGTTCTGAAGTAACAGACTTTTGTAAATCTATATCAAATAAAAATATTTTTAAAAGTCCTCAATCTTGTAGAAATGCTATTCAAAAAGCAAAGAAAAAGAATTTGGTTGTTAAAGATAAAAGAAATATAATAATAAACCCTGATATGAAAGTGCAGACAACAGGTAATATATTTTTAGATTTTAAAATACTTGGAGTAGACTAATAATGAATATAGAGGATGGTAAAATACAACTATCTCCTAAAAGTTATAAAGATTTTTTTAAAGAAATAGCTAAAGAATGTGAAGTACACCCTGATTTAGTTGATGATTTAGTAAGATTCTTTTATAATGAAGTGAGAAAAGAACTAGAGAACCTAGAGTATTCAAGAATTATACTACCTAATCTTGGAACATTTATAACTAGAAAAGGTAGACTTGACAGATCTATAAAGAGACACAAAGATATGTTAGGTAACATGGAAAAAATAACATATAAAGGTTATCATGATCATTTACCACTAAAAAGTAAATTAAATAAAATGATAATAGCCTCAGAAAGAATAACCAAAGAACAAGAAGAAAAAAACCAATGGAAAAATGAGAATAAATAAATTATTAAATGCTGTAAAAAATATTGATAAAGTATATGAAGGTATTAAGAACAATGTGTTTAAAAAATCTTATATAGAGGATATTGCTAATTACCGTTGGCAACAATGTAAGACATGTGTGCATCTGGATATTAAAGGGGATAAGTGTGCAATGCCTGGTAGTAAACCTTGTTGTGCTGAATGTGGTTGTAGTTTAGCTTTTAAAACTAGATCATTAGCAGCTGAGTGTCCACTTAAAGGAGATGATAAAAAATGGGAACAAGTAATGGAAGCTGATCAGGAACAAGTGTTGTTGACAAATTTACAAAAGAAAGATGATCATGATAATAAAAGAGAGTCCTGAAGAAGTATTAAATAAACTTAGAATAAGCTTCTTTACTGATGATTGGTTAAGAGACGGTATGAGGGTAAATAGATTATTTGGATTAAAAGAACTGATTGATAAATATTTAAATAAAGACACTATTATGTGTGAAATAGGTTCATTTGAAGGTGCTTCATCTGAATTATTTGCTTTAACCTGCAAAGAAGTTCATTGTGTTGATGTTATATTTCAACCAGCTTTTATAGAAATGGAAAAAAGAAGAGATAATATAATTAAGGTTACTGGGTGGAGTAAAGATGCTGTGGATATATATGAAGATGAATTTTTTGATTTTATTTATATTGATGCATCACATCATTATGAAGCAATAATAGAAGATATTAATAACTGGAAAAGTAAGGTAAAAGTTGGTGGATATCTGGGAGGACATGATTATTTAGAATCTGAAGGTTATACAGATGCTGTTAAGGCTGTAAATGAAGTATTTAATAAAGATGAAGTAGAAGTATTTGAAGACTCAAGTTGGATTGTAAAAATCAAAAAATAATAACTATGGCTGTAATATTTAAAGAGGATGGACACATATATGAAAGTTTAAATGAAGATCTAGAAAAAGATAAAATTACTTGGACTAGTGTTACTACATTTATTGCAATGTTTAAACCTAAGTTTGATGCAAAAGCTCAATCAAAAAAGTCTTGTAAGAATAAACGATCAAAGTGGTATGGTTTAAAACCTAAAGAAGTTACAGATATTTGGAAAAAAGAAGGTGAAAGAGCTATAGAACTAGGGAACTGGTATCATGATCAAAGAGAAGAAGGAATGCTTGATTTTAAGACTATAGAACGTGAAGGGGTGGAAGTACCTATAATAAGACCCTTAAGTGATTCTAAAGGTGTTAAGATAGCTCCTGATCAGAAGTTAAGTGATGGTGTCTATCCTGAACACTTTGCATATCTTAAATCTTCAGGTATATGTGGTCAAGCTGATCTTGTCACAATTGTAAATGGTAAAGTAAACATTACAGATTATAAAACAAATAAAGAGATAAAAGAGAAAGGTTTTAAAAACTGGGAAGGTATAACTTCAAAGATGTATAAACCTTTATCTCACATGGATGATTGTAATCTTAGCCATTATACAATACAATTAAGTTTATATATGTATATTATATTAAAACATAACCCTAAACTAAAACCCGGTAAATTAATTGTTCAACATGTTTCATTTGAAAAAGAAGGAGATGATCAATATGGTTATCCTATAAGCAAATATGTAAATGGTGAACCAGTTATAAAGAAAATAAAGATGTATGACCTACAATACCTAAAAGAAGAAGTAAGATCTTTAATAATGTGGTTAAAAGATAATAAAGAATCATGAAGATAGATATATTTAGTATTTTAGATTTTAACGGTAACAAGTGTAATGATCCTCAGATGCTTCCTCTATACTTAGATCATTATAGAGGTAAATTTCCTAATTGTATTTTTAATATTTATTTAAGTAACTATCCAGATAATTATAATGGAAAAGAAATTAAAATTCTTAAAGCTAAAGATTGTAAAATTAGCACAATAGAATTAGGAGATAATAGAATGTATTATGCAGAACTTCGTAATAATATTACCTCACAAGAAGAGATATTAAAAAGCTCTCAAGCTTTTCCAGAGTATGTCAGAAAAGAAACAGATTTTAAAAATAACATATGGAAAAACTCAAATGCAGACTGGATAATAATATGTGATATTGACGAGTTATTACAGATAGATGAAGAAGAGTTAAAAGAAGAAAAGGGTGATATAATAAGTTTTATAGGTTATCAAATGATAAGATATGATAAAGATGCACTTTTTAGTGATCTAATATGTGGTTATCCTAATCCAATGTTTAATAAAACATCTATATTTAAATCAACCATAGATGATATTAACTATCTTACAGGTTCTCATCTTTGTGAACCAAAAAAAGATGGAGAATTAATTAAGTATGATCAGAAACCTTATCCTTATAGATTATTACATTATAAAAAAGAAGCAACGGATATGAGTGAGTTAGTAAATTATAAAACCATTTTACCTGGAATTAAAATTCCTATTGAGGTTGCAAAAAAACATAAATATTCTCCATTCCCATTTGTTATTTCTGAAAAAGGATGGTGGATTACAGAATCTAAAGATGATCTTTTTTATGAAATTGGAGATGATGAGACACTTGCTCAAGAAATGGTTAAATTTTTTAAAAAGGAAAATATTAAAAATATTGCTGATTTTGGGAGTGGTAATGGTTTCTTTGTTAACTATTTTAGAGATAATGATTTTAATGTTGATGGATATGAAGGAAATCCAAACAATCCTAATATAGTTTTAGATCTTGCAGATCCTATATCTTTAGATAAAGAATATGATTGGGTAATAAGCCTTGAAGTTGGAGAACATATACCTAAGAAGTATGAAGATACATTTATTAAAAACTTACATAATAATAATAAAAAGGGATTAATTATAACATGGGCTTTAACTGATATGTCTGGCTTTGGTCATGTAAATTGTAGAGATGTAGAATATATTACAAATAAATTTGTTAATTTAGGTTATAAAGTAGATGAAGAAGTAACTAAAAACTTAAGAAATTCATGTAGTAAATTTTGGTTAAGTGGAAGTTTATTAGTATTAAGAAAAAAATAAAAACATGTTAATAAAATTATTTGATATACAGAATGGGAAGGTAATACCAACAGAACATTGTTATACACTGAAATTTCTCAAATCTATTATGGATGAATATCCTAAAACATATTTAAGTATATACCAGTACTTATTTTATATGAGTTGTCCAGATCCGGATCTTAATCCTTTTTTTAATGTTCTTGAAGCAGAGAAAGAAGAGTTAATACTAGATGAAATTGAAATGGAAGAGTCATTAGAGTGCCCTAAGATAAGATTTGCCTTAGACAAATGTGCACAATTATATGAGACTCCAACCTTTAGAGCATACAAGGGTATTAAATCTATGATAGATAAATTAGCAAAATATATGGAGAATACTCAAATAGAGCATGGTAGGGATGGTAACATTAATTCTTTAGTGTCAGCTGCAAAGAACTTTGATGCAATAAGGCAATCATTTAAAGGAGCATATAATGATATGAAAGAAGAACAAAAAAGCTCTGTCCGTGGTGGACAAGGTTTAGCATATGATCAATTATAATAAATAAAAACTAAAAAAATGGTAGAAAAAGTAATTCCAATTGGACACAAAGTTCTAATTAAACAAGTTAAAGCAGCTGAAACATATGGTGATTCAGGAATCTACATTCCTGAAACTCAACAAGCACAACAAAATAAAGCATATGTTATTTCAGTTGGGGAAGGTGTGCAACATATTCAAGAAGGAAACTATGTGCAATATAGTGAACATGCTAGTCCAGTACAAATGACACATGATGGAGAATTGCATTTATTAATTGACCAACATGATATATTAGCAATAATTATTAATGTATAAAACTGTACCTACATTAAACAATGGTATTTGGAGTGAAACAGAGTTTCAAACAATAGAAGAATTTAGATTGTTTATTGATTCTATTTTTAAAGAACCTGGTAAATATGATTTTAATAAAACATCTTTTTTATTTAATGAAGAAGCTAGAAAGTTTAATGATATAGGTTATTACTGTGATGCACCATTCAGGTCAAAAGATTTTAATAAATATTGGGAAGATCAGAAAAATAAATGTAGGGAAGGTGTTATATATAATGATCAAGGAAACACTTGGTATTTAACAAGAGATTATTATATGTGGTTAAATTTTTTACCTATTTATGACAAGGAAGAAAAAGCATATGGGTTTGCAAAGGTAAGAGATGCACAATATCACATGGCTCTCTATGAGATAATGGCTGAAATAAACTACAAACATGTTGCTATCTTAAAGAAAAGACAGATAGCTTCTTCATATTTTCATATGGGTAAACTATTAAATCAATATTGGTTTGAAGAAGGTGCAGTACTAAAAGTTGGAGCTGCTCTTAAAGACTACATAAATGATAAAGGTTCTTGGAAGTTTTTAGATGAATATAAAACATTTCTCAATGAACATACTGCATGGTACAGACCTTCCAATCCAGGTAAAGTCCTTCTATGGGAACAAAAAATTGAAGTCAGAATAAATAATAGAAAAACACATAAAGGTCTTATGTCCAAAATTCAAGGTGGTTCATTTGAAAAAAATGCAACAACTGGAGTTGGTGGTCCATGTACTTATTTCTTTCATGAAGAGGCGGGTATAGCACCTAAGATGGGACAGACATATGAATACTTACGACCAGCAATGTCTTCTGGTATGCTAACAACAGGTATGTTTATAGCTGCAGGATCTGTGGGTGACCTAGATCATTGCAAACCTTTAAAGGTAATGATATTAAGACCTGAAGAAAATGGAATATTAGGAGTTGAAACAAATCTTATGGATAATAAAGGTACTATTGGTACAGCAGGATTATTTATACCTGAACAATGGTCAATGCCTCCTTTTATAGATGATTATGGTAATTCTGATGTGCAAACTGCCCTTAAAGAAATTAAAAAAGAAAGAGTACTTTGGAAAGCACAACTTGATGGAGAGCAATATCAATTAAGAGTATCACAGAAACCAATAGATATTGCAGAAGCTTTTGCATATAGAAAAGAATCAATTTTTCCACAAGCATACGTTTCAAAACAACTTAAACGTATTGAAGATAAAGAATACTCTTATGAACATCTTGAACTTGAAAGAGAACATGGTATTATTAAAGCATCTACATCAAATAAACTTCCTATAAATGAATTTCCTGTAAATAAAAAAAGAGAAGATAAAACTGGAGTTTTGGTTGTATGGGAGAGACCAATTAAGGATCCTGGATTTGGAACTTACTATGCATCTATTGATCCTGTTTCAGAAGGTAAAACAACTACATCAGATTCATTATGTAGTATATTTGTATATAAGAATCCTGTAGAAGTTACAAAAGAAACACCAGAAGGATTAGAAACATTTGTTGAGGGAGATAAAATTGTTGCATCATGGTGTGGTAGATATGATGACATAAATAAAACTCATGAACAACTATCTTTAATAGTAGAGTGGTATAATGCTTGGACATTAGTTGAAAACAATATATCTTTGTTTATACAATATATGATTTCAAAAAAGAAACAAAAGTATTTAGTACCAAGATCTCAAATTGTATTCCTAAAGGATTTAGGTTCAAATGCAAATGTATTCCAAGAGTATGGTTGGAAAAATACTGGTACACTATTTAAAAGTCATCTTATTTCATATGCAATAGAATTTCTAAGAGAGTCAATAGATGAAGAGATGGATGAAGATGGTAAAATATATAAAACAACTTATGGGGTAGAAAGAATTCCTGATAAGATGTTGTTGACAGAAATGTCACACTATTACCCTGGATTAAATGTAGATAGACTCGTATCATTTGCTTCACTTGTGGCTTTTTGTAAAATTCAACAAGCAAATAGGGGCTATATAAAACGTAAAGAGAGAGATAAGTCTCTAGAAGTGTTGGATAACACACAAAAATTCCGTAAATTAAATATAGGAGCCTATAGAAATATAGGTAGAAATAAACCAAAGGGAGGTCGTAGGCCAAGATCCCCCTATAAAAATTTAAAATAATGTTTGAATTTATTACATCTTGCACACACCCAATAGGTTATTTTACATATGTATATGTAGAAAATTACAAACAAATAATTGATACAGAATACTATGAGAGTACTTAATGCAATGCAAATTAAGAAGGGAGCTAAAACAAAAGGTTCTGCTTTAAATTCTTCTTTAACACAACCTATTCAGTTTATATCTTCAAAAGAAAAAGATGATGATTGGACTGCCTGGAATCTTGATTGGTTAGAAGAAAGAGGAATGGATTACTTAAGATTAAATGCAAGAAAGCTTCTTAAGAATTATAAACTTGCAAAAGGTATAATTGATAAAACAGATTATATAGTAGAAGAAGACAATGAATATAAGGAGTTAATGGATATTTTAACTAAAGAAGATGAATCTGCTTTAGAGTTAAAGTTTTATCCAATTGTTCCCAATGTTATTAATGTGTTAACTGGTGAGTTTTCAAAAAGATATAATACAGTTCAATTTAGAGCTATAGACGATACATCATATAATGAGATGCTTGAATCTAAAAGAGCAATGATAGAAGAAAACTTATTAACTGATGCACGTAATAGGTTAACAGTTGAAATGATAAATCAAGGTGCAGATCCTGAATCAGAAGAGTTTAAACAAGCTCTTGATCCAGAAAGTTTAAAATCTCTCCCTGAAATAGAAGATTTTTTCTCTAAAGACTATAGAAGTTTAGTTGAGGAATGGGCATCTCATCAATTAAAAGTAGATGAAGAAAGGTTTCACATGCATGAGTTAGAAGAAATGGGTTTTAGAGATATGCTTATTGCTGATAGAGAGTTTTGGCATTTTAAAATGAATGAAGATGATTATGAGGTAGAGCTTTGGAATCCAGTACTAACTTTTTATCAAAAATCTCCTGAGTCAAGATATATATCAGAGTCAAACTTTGCTGGTAAGTGTGATATGATGACTGTTGCTGATGTAATAGATAAGTATGGTTATCTTATGACTGAAAGACAATTAACTTCTATGCAAGAAATACACCCATCTATTGCTGCTAAGTATCAGTTAAGAGGTGTACAAAATGATGGTTCATATTATGCAGGAGATAAATCACATAAATGGAATACTACAGGTGATTCATTAAATTATAGACAATATAATTCTAATGCTAGTAGTTCATATGGAAATAATCCAAGTCAAGGTACAGATATTGTAAATTGGATTCTTAATGAAGGAGATGATATTAGTAGTTGGGGTAATTCAGATATGATGAGAGTTACAACAACTTATTGGAAAA